CAGAATGTAAGCCTCAAGGGCTTTTACAATCTTCTTTTCTTGCCAATTGTGCTGCATTAGTACGCTCCCAACCCTTATAAGGGCCATAGTCAGAGTTAGGCCAGTTTGGCCGCCCAAGCCGCGCCAAGCGGCTTATTTACCACCGACGCAGACGGCCCGAAAAGTCGACAATCACTCATTTTTAAACATTTCATCCCAATGTTCGGGAGTCATGCCAGTCATAATAAATTCGCGCGTATCACAATCTAATGTGGGAAACGCGTTTTGAATTAATGCACCGTTTTTCCAATTTTGTTCGGCGGCTGTAAACTCATTAATGTCCATATCAATGGGCATTTCAGTAGTTTTACCGCCAAATTCTCGACGCAAAATGAACATATTTTTCTCCAAAGCAATGGGGCCGAAGCCCCGTTTAATAATACGCCGGTTGGCGCTACTCTTTCTTACTAATAGTGAATGATACGCGTTGGCAGGTTTTTACTTTCGGCGATATCAATCATATGCTTGGCACCCTTGGATTCACCATCCCAGAACACCACTACTCCATTAGCCACATTGGCCATTTCCACGTTACGCTTATACCCCGCAGATTTGCCAAACGTATCCCATTGAGCAGGCATACGTAAAAGCTCATATTCACGCTCTGCAGCATAGCGCTCACCTAATACATCTGCGCCTTTTGCAGCGCCCGACACAATCATGATGCATTCACGACGGCCTATAGCCTCGGAAAACAGATGATCTAATGCAGTGGCCATGACTTCGTAGTTTGTATAGCTACGACCACCTGCTACTACAATCTTGGTATGCGCAGCCAAGAACCCTTTTTGGCATTTAACACAACGACTACGGTAGTTAGTACCACCGTGTTGTATATGCCCGCACTGGTAACACTCCGGAATACCCATAACACTACTCCCTAAAGGTAAGTACTAATTATAATGAATGAAGGGATCACGAATGTAATCATGATGACCCCTGTTATTGCTACAACTGTAAGAACGGTATCTTTTGCCATACATTACTCCCAAACGTTAATTTAAAAGTACTGCCAGTAGTGACAGTACCAACCAAATTGGACGCGCCAAGCGACACCCCAAGTATGGGGAAAGAATATCGGTAATGTATCGGAGAGAGGTGGAGTGTAGGTTAGGGAAGAGGTGAGAGACTATTATAAGAGGAATGTAGTGTAATAGCATTGAGAGGCCCTGTGTTGCCGCTGGTAAGCTAAAAGAAAAAAATAGTACTAGGCACGAGGCCTAGCACTTCTTTCGCACACAAGTCCAATTGCGGAGCTTCACCTGCCTCCGGTCATTGGTGATGTCGAGCATCATGCGCTCGCTTTGGGAAACCGACAATGTGCGTCGGTGCATCCATACCGAACCATTCTTCAGTTCGATAAACAAACGATTACTAGAGGAGTTTAACCCTGTAGCCATTTGTACTGCAGTACCAGTGCTCATAAGCACCTCCAATATTCGGGTAGGAGAATACCTACCGTCATAGGCGCGCTAAGCGCCTGCTCATGTAGAGAGCATTGGTACTCTTTCTAGGACTATCTGTGCCGTTCCCCTGCTAGTGTGTAGATGTGTAGTTGTGTAGAAAAAAACTAACGCGTCGCACCGGAGTGCGAAGCGAAGCAAGAGTGATCAGCTGGAAGTGTCGGTGCCCAGTTGATCCAATGGCGTAACAAGAGGTGTGAGTGGAGTACCCAACTTCTCTTGTGCCTTAGCAAATGCAAGGTTTTTAGCCTTGCGTTCCGCGTCCATCTCGACGCGTGTGCCGGCGCACTCATCCTTGAAGATGAATGTTAACTCGCGAATGCCTTCGCTAGTCGCCTGCGTTGCTTCTGCCAATGGCAGTAACGCAGCCCAGAGAGCTGCTAAAAGTTTAAACATACGCTTAACCTCCACGTATAGTTACGACGCCTGCTGGATTGCAGGTTGCGCCACGAGAACCGCGCCAAGCGGTCACTTAGGGGGGGTGGCTTTTGATTTTGACTGTAAGACAGTCAGCACTGAAACCATACCTAGATAATAATTTTTGTAAAAACCTGCAAAAAATTTTTTATTATTATAGTAACTGATTGATTACATTACTAATTACAAGTAAACACAGAACTGTAATGCTAGTTAAATAGAAAAATGTGCGTTCATCAGGGTCTTTAGGATTAAACATAATCGGCTCAGTAATAAAGTGAGCGCGCATCCTACAGAACCAGATTAGAATAAGCTTACTAATTACTGGATATTATCCAATAAAAGCCTATTGCCATACCAAGAAGAATAAACGTGTCGGGCCAAAGCATAGTAATCTCCAATAATTACGGGGAACGGCGTAGGGCAACGCCCTACTGCCGTTGCCCTATAAGGGCACGAATCATCAGAACCCAGAATGTAACCCCAGAAATGAGGAATAAATTGTAAGTAAACTCAATGGCGAACTCAATCATAGACTTTTCCTAAGTGTTCAATGACTACATCGGGGCCAATATAGTAACTAATTCCTTTGCGCCCGTCAGTAAATGAATATTTGCGGCTAGCGTACCAGCCAATGTTAGTAAGTTTAAGCCTATAGCGCTTTGCTTTGGAAGTATCCCAACCAAAGTAAGCAGCAATAGAATCATCTGTGATAACCTCTTTACCAATAGAAACCATGCGGAGCAGGTATTCGTATAAAAGAACTCCGGCATCTCCGGCCTGAAGGCCGAGATCCCGTCGTTCTGCATTGGTGAGATAATATTTTGTATAAAAAGATTTTGCTTTTTTATTATAATGGAAATTCAGTTCATGGTAGTAAGACATAATCGGTCCTGTTATCTGGTTGTTGGAATAGATATGGTCGGTAAGCTTAGCATATGGAACATATATGTACCAAACCCAATTTGTAAGTCTTTGATTTAGAAGGAAATGATAGGGTAAACCCCCCTATCTTAGATATTATGTTATAGGCGGTAAACTGGGCTACAAATCACGGTGAGAATGCAGGGGTAGTTTACAGGCCCTATTGATGGAGCGATAATACTCCGTATTAAATTTAATCCTACAAAGGAACGCAGTATGAGTGCAAAAGATGAAGTATTAGCAGCTATAGCCGCTAATCGAGGCTGGAACAGCAAACAATTAGATGAATTGTCCCTGTATGCCCGCGAAGTTGGTAATGTAGAATCTAAAGGCGATCCTGCCGCTGTACAGCGTGGAGGCGGGCCGGGGCGCGGTAAATATCAGTATGAATTGGCGTCAGGCGGGTCTGGTAGAAACGCTACAGCCATCCAAAGAATGAAAAACTTTGAAAACAGTCGCAATATTAGTTTGCAGTTTTCGCCGCAAGAACAAGCTGTGCTGGATTCTGCTGACCCAGATTTCTCTCAATTAAGCGCAGACACGCAAGAAGCTATTTTTTATGCTGATGCGGCTATGGGAGCTACCCCGCTACAAGGCATAGTTGATGGCACAGTATCCAGAGAAGATGCGTGGATTAAACACCATTGGGCTGGCTCAGATTCTGTAGCGCCTGATCGACGTAAACATTGGCAGCAAACAAATCCCGCAGCAGCTACTTCTACAAGCCCAGTAACGCCGGCGCAAGCATTTCAGCAGGATAAAGCGCAGGGAGGGGCTCCGCCGCGCGCAATTGATCAAAACAGAATAAAAAATGCTATGTCTGCGCTATCTTCAGTTGGACAAACACTGAATAACAGTAGTTTGGCTCAATATGGGCAACAGCAAGGATCTAATCCAGTGTATGATGGCACTACTGAGCCTACAGCTCCTGCAGGACCCGGGGCGCAACTCCCTCAGTATGGTTCACGAAACCCTTTTTTACGAAACCCTTAGTTTATTGGAGATTATTTATTATGGCAGTTAAGAAAAAAACCAAGAAAACTCACACAATGTCTGATGGGGCAGTAATGGCTGGCACAACGCACAAGCCGGCGAAGAAACGCAAAAAAACACCTGCAAAAACTAACAATAATTATTAAGCTTTTCCCTTATCTAGGGACTTTGCCACCTTCGGGTGGCTTTTTTATGAGAAAAATAACTATAATGCTCCTATAGTCACCCGATAACATAACTTTAGAGGCGTAAATGGACGTACTGACGGAAGAACAGTTTAAGGATGCGTTGCCGCCAAAAATGAAACGGGCAGTAAATTCGTCGTTAATTCTCGCTATCAATAACACCTTGTCTGCGCCAGAAGAATATGAGAATTTTCGTGATAATTTAATTGGTTACGCGTCAGTTATGAAAGACGGCCGCTTTAAGCTAACTTCGTATATTCAAGCAGTTAGGTATTGCAGCTATAAATTCATGGGTTGCACTAACATTGAAGCGTATTCGCGGGCATTTCCAGAAAAGATTAAAAAGTTTCACGCCCAAGGCGTGTCGCCTAAAGATATTGCTAGCTACAATACGGCTTACAACAAATCCAAGCTAGTGAGCTTAATCATGGGGCAGTCTTTGACGCCGACGTGGATATTAAACCAAGATAAATTTCAAGAAGCCATTAATGTTCAAGCAGACTTGATGCTTAACGCTAACAGCGAAAAAGTGCGGTCTGACGCGGCTAACAGCCTGCTCACCCATTTGAAACAACCAGAAACCGCTAAAATTGCGCTGGACGTTGTAGTTGCAGAAGATTCGGCGGTAGCTGCCCTCCAACGCGCTACGCTAGCACATGTGGCTCATCTGCAACAAAGCTTACGCGCGGGAGTTACAGACATGAAAGAAGTTGCAGCTACGGCAGTGTTTATTGATAAAGCAGAAGAGTCTTGAAATCGTTTAAAGTACAGCCGTTTTCGCAGCGCATTTATGTAAGTCAAAACGCCAGCCAAACAGTAACGCGGTATAACAATCACGCGGGCTGTGATGAAAAAACTTCAGAAGAAGAGCTTCATGGCTGCAGGGGCATAGCTTTTCATTTAGCGCCCACGGGCAAATCTTTGGCGTTGTTTTTGCTGTATCTGCCGGCAGATTGGAACCACAGCAATTTTGCGGACATTTCTACATTGTTTCACGAAGCGCTGCATTTAACGCATTTTGTAATGGATTACTGCTCGTTACCACTGGCGCTGGAATCAACTGAAGCTCAAGCATATTTAATGGAGCACATTGCAGACATGGTTCAAAGGAAATTAAATTGATTGAATCTGCAGATACTAGAACACGCGTTGAAGATTATTTAAACACTGTCACGTATACCTTGGCCGAAGATTATGAGCCCAGTGAATTTGCTTTGTCTTTTGTTGTTTTTATTAAAATGGTCAACGGTTCTACCGGAGAAGAAAACGAAACTCCTTTAACGCATTATTATATGTTAGATACGCTGCTAGAAAAAACGCGCGTTACTAATTTATGCCATCGGGGGCTGGCAAAAACCACTTTGTTTGGGGAATATTTATTCTTGTACTTAGCTGTGTACGGGGATCTTCCGGGATTTGGGCCTATTAACTTGGCGCTGTACGTGTCTGACTCCATTGAAAACGGTGTAAAAAATATGCGAAAGAACTTGGAGTTTCGCAGAGCGAACTCCGAGTTCTTATTAGAATTTATCCCGCAAATCCGGTTTACAGATATTCGCTGGGAATTTATTAATAATGATGGGGACGTCTTTATTGTTAAAGGATACGGCGCTAAAACTGGAGTACGTGGAGCTAAAGAGCTGGGCACGCGCCCGCAATTAGCTGTACTGGATGATTTAATATCAGATGAAGACGCCCGTTCTGCTACCGTGATAGATTCGGTTAAAGATACAGTTCATAAAGCGGTAAACTTTGCTCTCCACCCTAAAAATAATTTAATTATTTGGTCCGGTACCCCGTTTAACGCCCGCGATCCTTTGTACGAAGCGGTAGAATCTGGCGCATGGGCTGTTAACGTATTTCCTATTTGCGAACAGTTTCCGTGCACGCGCGAAGAGTTTCGTGGCAGTTGGGAAGACCGTTTTGATTATGATTATGTAGTGGATGAATACACTAAAGCTTTAAAGCAAGGACAAATTCATACGTTTAACCAAGAATTAATGCTGCGGATTATGTCTGAAGAAGACAGGCTTATACTGGACACAGATATTCGCTGGTATATGCATGATAATGTTTTAAGCTATCGCGGGCGCTTTAATTTCTATATTACGACTGATTTTGCTACCAGCGCTAAAGAAGCGGCCGATTTTTCTGTTATTAACGTTTGGGCTATTAACAATAGCGGAGACTGGTTTTGGGTTGATGGGGTCTGCCGGCGTCAGACTATGGATCAAAACATTAATGATTTGTTTCAATTAGCACAAGAATACCGCCCGCAAGCTGTAGGAATAGAAGTCTCTGGGCAGCAGGGCGGCTTTATTCCATGGATTCAACAAGAAATGGGCGTTAGAAATAATTATTTTAATTTGGCGTCAGATTCTAACGAGAATAGCCCCGGTATACGGCCTACCACTAATAAAATGGTGCGATTTCAGTCTGTGGTACCGTGGTTTAAAGCAGGGAAAATGTATTTTCCCAACGAAAAAAAGCACGATTTGGTAC